CGATTTCGCTACCCCAGAAGCTTGGAGAGAATCGAATCTCGATCTCACTCCAATCCTGCGGCGCTTCATATCCGACGACACCTTTCATTTTCTTCCCGGCGGCAATCGTGCCGTCAAGCTGCGGCTCGTCGGAACTCATCATGGCGGTGAGGCTGAGGCTGGTTGTATAGCCATCAATGTAGCTTTCGAATGAAAGCATGGTGCTGGACGCAATATCGCGGGATGAATTGTTTTCGATCTCGAATTCGCACAGAACAAAGACCTTTCCATCATCCGGCGAGACGTAATTTTGGCCGGAATTCTCGGTAACACTGAGCAACGTGACCGCCACGCCGTCTAGAACGACCTGGTCCCCAACGCCAAATGTTTCAGGCCCGGAATCGGATTGCTGCGGCGGCTGCTGCGAAGAAGAAACTGAGGTTCCGACCTTTTCCGGCTTGGAGGACGATCCGCAGGAAGCAAAGGCCGCGCCAATAAAGACGAAAAGACAGAGGAATACGATTAAAGCCGTCAGGCAGCCGCTGGGGCGTTTCGCCTGCTTTTTGGTTTTTAGCCCGCCAACAACGTCAACGCGGTTCGAGGCGTTAATCTTGATGGTAAAAAACGCATTCTGTTGCCCTTCGGCAATGGTAAAGGATATGGTTTTATCCAGACGGCGATACCGGTAAAAAGAAAGTTCGTGCTGGCCCGGAGCGGCCACAGCTCGAAGTTCTTCACCGTTTTTCAGCGTGCCGACATCACAGCCATCCAATGCAACGCCGACGGTCAGGCCAGAACCGTAAAAAGAATTGTCCCGGCTGATTTGGATAATGCAATCACTCATATTTCTTCCCTTCTTACTTGGAAGATAACACAAATAATGACAAAAGTCAACCGAAAAGGTGGTGAAAATATGGCAGATGGGAAAATTGTGATCGCTGTCGACGCGGACGCGAAAAAGGCACAAAAAGAGCTGGATACGCTGTCTGCGAAAATCGACAAGATGGAAGCCAAGCTAAACGAGGACACCGGCACGCAGAGCGGGATAAAAAAGGAACTCGACGCAGCGCTTCAGGCCGCAAAGCAGACGGAAGACGCGCTGAAATCGCTCCGCTCGGAGGCTGACCGCCTTAAGGGCATCACGTCCGGAAGCGCTTCGGCTAATCCAGCGGAGTACATAGACGCTTATTCTCGGCAGGCGGAGGTTGCTGCGCAGATCAAAGAGCAGGAACAGCTGCTGGTGCAGCAAAACAAAACGGCGGAAAAGCTTGGGAGTCAATATGCAAAGATCACCGACAAGGTGATAAACCAGGCTGCTGCGCTTGACGCTGCAAAGGCTAAAGCCGGAGAGCTGGTGCAGCAGATCACAAATGCCAGCGGAGCTTCGGCCCGCATGGCCGAAGCGTCGGCGCGCGTCGAAAAAAGCATGAATAAATTCGGGAGAAGATTAAGCGGGGTGCTGAGGAGCGCGCTGGTCTTTACTGTCCTGTCCCGCGGCCTTTCCCAGCTGCGCAGCTGGCTCGGGGAGACGATCATGCAGAATGAGGCGGCCCGTGCATCTATCGCGCAGCTAAAAGCAGCTCTTCTGACGCTTGCGCAGCCGATCCTCGAAGTCGTGATCCCGGTTTTTGTGAAGCTGGTCAACATTCTGGCACAAGTCGTGACGGCAATCGCAAAGTTTTTCGGTATGCTGTCCGGGAAAAGCTGGAGCTCGCAGGTATCTGCCGCGAAGGGACTGAACGCCGAGAAAGAGGCGTTGGAGGGCGTAGGCTCTGCCGCAGAGGACGCGAGCAAGAGCATGGCAAGCTTTGACGAGATCAATCAGATCACCAGCAATCAGGCCTCCGGAGGCGGCGGGACGAGCGGAGCAGGCGATTCGAGCGGGATCACGCCGGATTTCTCCAATCTGGATCTTGCCGAAGACAAACTGAACGACATTCTTGGCATTGTCGGGGCAATCGCTGCAGGGCTCCTTGCGTGGAAGATCGCCAGTATGTTTACCGACGACCTCGGCAAGATCGGCGGCATCGCGCTCGCTGCGGCTGGCGCGTTCGCGCTCGTCTATTTCTGGCTGGACGCATGGAACAACGGAATCGACATGACAAACTTCCTCGGTATGCTCGGCGGTCTTGCGGCGCTTGCGGGTGGACTCGCCCTTGCGTTTGGGCCGACCGCTGCGGCAATCGCTCTCGTGGTAGGCGGCCTTGCGATGTTAGTCGTCGGGATCAAAGATGTGATCGAAAACGGCTTTACGCTGGAAAACACACTGACCATCATCGCTGGACTGCTTGCCGCCGGCATCGGGATCAGCATCCTGACGGGCAGCTGGATTCCGCTGCTGATCGCCGCAATTGCATCGATCCTTGTTGCACTTGTCTCCTTTACAGGGCACGGCGAGGAGCTGATCAACGGACTGAAAGATGTTGTGTCCGGATTCGGAAAGTTTTTCAAGGGCATCTTTACCGGCGACATGAAACTTGCGTTAGAGGGTGCAAAGCAGATATGGAGCGGGCTGAAGCAGACGTGGAACGCCGTCGTAAATTCCATCAGGGACGCATGGAGCGCGTTTGTCGATTGGTTAAAGCAAAAAAATCCGGCACTCGCCGCAATATTTGAGACAATTGGGAAAAAGTTTTTCGATCAGTACGAGGCGTGGAAAAAAATTCTGAAAGGCCTGATCACCTTCCTGACCGGCGTGTTCACCGGAGATTGGAAGAAAGCGTGGAACGGCGTTCTTGATATCCTGAAGGGTATCTGGAATCTTGTTATTGGAGCAATTGAGGGCGGAATCAATTTTATCATCGACGGCATCAACCTACTGCTTTCGGCGCTGAATAAAATTCATTTCGAGATTCCGGATGGTGTACCGCTGGTTGGCGGGAAAACCATTGGAATCAACATTCCGCCAGTGTCGCGCGTCCAGCTCCCTCGTCTCGCCTCCGGCGCGGTCATCCCGCCGAACCGGGAATTCATGGCCGTCCTCGGCGACCAGAAGAGCGGGACGAACATCGAGACGCCGCTTTCCACGATGGTGCAGGCATTCAAGCAGGCCATGAACGAGACCGGCGTAGCGGGAAGCAGACAAATGACGGTTATCTTCCAGCTTGACCGGCGTGAGCTTGGCCGCACGATCTATCAGCTGAACAACGAAGAGACGCAGCGCGTCGGCGTGAAGCTTGCGGGGGTGAAGACATGAGAAGCGCACTGAGCCTTGACGGCAAGGCGTATTTCAATCTTCACGTCGTGAGCTGCAAGCGGTCGTTCTCCGTCCTAGACGGCGACAACGCCGGGCGCGTTATGACCGGCGCGATGACCCGTGATATTATCGGCACGTATTACAACTACAGCCTTGAAATTGATCCTGTATCATGCGGCCCACGTAATTGTAGACCTGAAAAGGGAAGGCGGCGAATCAATCAGTGAGGGGGTAAAGGGTTAGGCACATATCGCTGCCTGCTTTGGAATAGGATTTTGAGCGCTTATGGTAAAGGACTTTCTGCAGGACAGTTTTGAGCAGATCGTTTTTATCCTGCGGAGTCGCTGCAAGGGGGTACGCTTCGAGCACATGGCGAACAGCGGGGGCGAGACGGGCGCGTGCTTGCTTGGCACGCGTGATTTCGTCCTGCGCGCGCTGGTTCTCTTCGATGCGGGAAACAATCACATGTTTATCTGCGGCCAGCGCCTGAGATCGCTGAAGAAAGACTTCTGGGGTGTAAACGCCGGTCTCGACGAGCTCGTATGCGCGGGCTTCCTGCGCCTCCAGCTTAGCAAGCTGCTTCTGGTCAGCGTTGATAGAAGCGGATAGCGCGTCTAGCAGTGAATGGTCGTCGTTGGTGTCAGCCTCGCCGACCTCAAGCTCACGCAGCCAATCACGCAGAGCGTCAAGCAAAGCCTCTTCAACCTCGCTATACCATGAACTGACAGTGGGGCAGCCCTGCGTTGGACACATGAATGACGGACGCCGATCGCCGGAAGACGCTCTGCGAACCATGACGCGCCCGCACTGGTCGCAGCGAACAAGCCCGGCAAGGCTGGTAACGGTCTTCCATGCGCCCTTGCCGCGCGGAGCAACAACTGAATAACTCAGCGAAACGGCCTTATCGTACTGCGCCTGTGAGATCAGCGCATCGTGCAAGCCTTTATAGAGTTTCAAATCCTCCTGCCGGGTGCGCGGGCGGCTGACGACAACAGAGCCGTCAACGATACGCTTCGTCTCCGGCCTGCCGCCGGATTTGATCCATCCGGCATTTGCCGGGTTACGAAGCAATTCCAGAATAGCGGAGGTTGTCCATGAGTTGCCGGAATTCGTCTTGACGCCGAGAGCATTCAGCCGCGAAGCAATGGCGTAAGAACCGATGCGCGCGCAGCCCTCGCCGGTATACCAATCATAAATCTGCCGGAGGATCGGGGCCTGTTCCGGGTGCGGGATGAGTTTATAGCCCTTGTCGTTTGGCAGCTTCTCCCGAAGCCAGCCAAATGGTGTTTTCCCGGAGATCCATTTACCCTCGCGCAAAGAAGCCTCTTTCCCGCGCGACAGGCGGCGCTTGATGGTATTGTATTCCCGCCGGGACATGAACAAACCGAACTCGAAGTATTCCTCGTCCATTTCGTTGTTTGGGTCATAGACTTTGTTCGGGGTAACGATCTTTGTATTGGAATACTTGAAAGTCTGCGCAATAATGCCCTGGTCGATGGTGTCGCCGCGCGCCAGACGCTCGACCTCCATAACGAGGACACCCGCATAGCTGCCGGTTTCGACGAGCTGCAAAACCTTCTGCACCTCCGGCCGGACGGCGATAGAATCACCCGTCACGACTTCCTCGCAGATCTCCACGACGTTCAGGCCGTTGTTTTCGGCCAGAGACAAGAGCGTGGCCCGGTGGCGCTTGAGCGTGTCGGTCTGCCCAAGTGCTTCTGCCTCCATATCCTTGCGGGATTTGCGCAGATAGACGATATACTGCGCGAGCGGATCCGAGATCCGCCATGTTGATGTAAATTTCATACTAAGATTCTCACCCTTGCATAAAAAGGTTATACATATACCGCTCCGGCTTATCAGGCCGGGGCGGTGGTTTTTTTTTGGGTGACTTGGACAGGGAAGGAATTTCC